CCGCTCCTCATTATTAAACGTTGCAACGAACGAATAAACATCGCCTGATGCCCATGTTGACATCAGTTGTCGAACAACATTGAACAGATAGAGTTGTTGCATGTATGTAGGTTGAGACATTTTCCCATCGTCCATGCGGTAGCCTTTGATCTTATCAAGGTGTGAAAGGGGATCATCCACCAATGTCTCCCAGTATTCGTCATACACTGCAAGGTACTGATAGTCAGGGGGAGTGTTAATTTCAAACGCTGACACTGATTGATGGTGATGTTCAGTTTGAACACCACAGTGTCGCTTAAAGCTTGATGCGAATTCTGAGTATGTACCAAAAGATCCACTTTGAGTTGTTCCCTTCTTGGGACACATGCCCTTTCGCTTGATGGTATAGTATTTGTCCCTCTCTGCAAAACCTGCTGTGTTTTCTAATTTAGAGAACAGGCTCTTCATTTGCTTGCCGAATTCCAATGTAATACATCTTCTAATGATCATATTCCTGTCGTCTTCCACAAGGGAAGTCCAAATGCGGCTTTTGGAATTTCCACAAGCCACTACTGTATGATAGCCATGTACGTTGCCATCATCAACTTCAGAAACCAGGAGCTTAAACACGTTCAACATTTCTTGCTGTATGGTAAAGTCATCAAAAAGGATAACCTTGTCCTTACCTTCCGTTCGAATGGTTTCGATGGTTTTTCCCAATCGGAAAAACTCCTGATTAACATGAAGGAGACTCAAACTAGGTATCTGTGACACTGCGTTAGTGACGAGGAAAGATTTTCCACAACCAGAAGGTCCAAGTAGTAGTAATGGGGCTTGTCGTTTGACAGTGCGAATGGTACTTGGACTGATGTTAGCCTGGTTGGTAGCAACAGAACTGATTTGGGATAGAACAGATTCATTAGAAAGTGCTCGTTGCAAATTGTGAAATCTTGGAATCAAATAGGAAAAGTCCTCTTTATTGTAGAGGAAAGGACTATGTGGTACAGAGATGTACTTGTCTATTCCTGCTTTAATGAGCGTTTGACGATACTTTTCACGAAAGTGGATTTCTCTAACTCTCATCATCGAAGCCAAATTGTCGAGGTTGACTTCACAGATGAATCCCGGATCTCCTGTTTTTGGATTGTGGGAGAAAATGCATTGTTCGTTTCGCTGATCGTATGCAAAGTAGCGAGTTGGGTGCTGAGCAAAGAAATCAGCGTCAGGTTCTTGACCTGGGTGTTCTCGGCACCATTGTTCCATATGAACGTTGGAACAAAAGATAAAATAATGTCGACGACGATGGAAGGTGTCGCGATCATAGATCTCTGCACATCCTTGAGGAAGAAATGCAGCGTTGGAAGTGGCGATCATACATGAGGAAGTGAAAGGAGTGCCTTTCTTGGCAGTGTCAGCATGGATAGTGTCACATGCGATGCCAGTTGAATATCGGTGCCATTCCTGTATATCAACACCACCACCATATTGAAGCATATCGTCAATGATGTAAGTGAACTGACCAGTGTAACCAGAGGCATATTTGTCAGCTGTAGTTCGAACATAGGTCGTGCGTCCTGGGAAGGCTTTACGACAAATATCCAAAGCTATGGTAGACTTTCCAACACCTCTACTTCCGTAAAGCCAGAGGAGGACTGGTTCTTGTTTTCCTCCACTTGACTTGATGAGATCTATTCTCCTATTCTTAAGGGCAACGAGATTTTGTTGAATGTCTCGCATGATGGGAGCAAAGTTGAGAAGACTCTTCTCATCTGCGCTGAGCCGAAAGAATTGCTGGTTGAGAATATCAGTCGTTTCTTGAAGTTCCGTGATGTTTTCCATTTGAAGAAGTCCGAAAACATCAGTTTTAGTGTCATCCAGGTACGTGCGGATCCTGTTGTCAAGATCGTTAATACTTGCCGCGAGTTTTGCCAAATTGCGGTGTTTGGTTGAAACGTACGTGGCTCCAAATAGAGTATACATTGATCCTAGAAGAGAGTCAATGCCTGCGTCAACATGTGTGCGTACTACGTGTTGAGCAGTGAAAACAGAAGCGAGTTTGACCATGCGTTTTGCCATGTCGCCGATAGCATCGGTTTGGAGTAGGGAATCCATACCGAGGCCAACAACGAACATACCAAGAACACCAATGATAGGTCTTATAAGTGCATGGTTTTCCTCACAAAATTTTATGAATCCAGAGGGCTGTTCCTCTCGCGAAGCGAGAAGATCTATTTTTTCTGGAAGTTGGTACTTGTCAAAATACTGAAGCTTTGCTTCTGTGAGCAAAGTCAAAGGTACTGGATCGGAGTCGATGTATGTAGCCTTAAGAAGAGTAAAGAAAGCACCAATTTCGGGGAGCAAATTTTTAAGCCGAAGAGCGGTCTCATAACCACCTGCAACCTCATAATTGTTGTAAATGCATGCCAAAAGGGCAATTTTTCGTGGGATACTGTCTGTATCCAAGAATGAGGTCACATGTCCAAGGGTCGAAACTACTTTATAATCACATAGAAAAGAATCTATGTTGAGGAGCGTCTGTTCAATCGGGGTCGGAGCAGGTTCGTCATTTGGAGACTTCGTGATGGTAAGATCATCAGTCGTATCCAAGGGTTCTTTGTCGTTTGTGTCGATGGGTTCATGGCTGGTTATATTTATAGACGAACCGGTTATGAAATCGTCAATATCACCTGCAGATTTATTAAGTGGGGAGATGCTAGCACTCGGCGCGTCAAAATTTTCCGGGATCTCCGCGCGTGAACATTGGGGATCGGTACTGGTTTTGGA